GGCGATTATAATCTAGATTGTAAAAATCTATACGTTAAGGTTGGTGGGCTTGAGTCGCGCGAAGTTATTGGTGAGCAAAGAGTTCAAGTCAACGGTAAGCAAACTCACAGAGTATCTGCTGATCGCGAAACTATCACTGGCGGTAATCACGTTGAGACTACTGGCGGCGACAGCAAGAACACAACGACTGGCGAAAACGTTATGGTCACAGGCGGTAACGGGCTTATCATGACTGGCGGCGAGCAAACTATATCCGCTGGTGGAACTGTAGGAATCGGTGGAGCTGCTGTAGGTATCGCATCGACTGGAACGACTTCGCTACTTGCTATGGGTGGATTGCAGCTAGGGTTCTCTGACGAAGTTGGAGGTCCTGTCAGCGTGACCACAGTAAAAGGCACAACTATTCAATTGAACCCATAAGAGTGACACATGGCTACTGAAGAACTATCAGCAAATCAAATAGGGTTGTATGAACGTTTCGCGCAAATGCAACGCGAAGTGAATGAACAGCCGCCGCTCGTTCCAGGCGACAAATATACAATCAAAGATATTGAGTATACTTACACAGGTGTAAACGAAACGTCTGAAATGGTGGATGACCTTTGCAGATTTAATCCTGCATATGTTAATATGACAGCTGCTAAACAAATGCTGCAGAATCCTTCACAACCATATAAGCCACCCACATTCCAATTGGCTCCAGCGATTTCTGCTGGATTGGGTGCGCTCAATGCTGCTGGTCAATTAGGTAATCTAACTGGGCTCGCAGCTAATTTCCTACCTCCTGGTCTTGACGCTCCTGTAGAAGCTGTTAAGAATATAATTAATCAGACGACACAGCAAATTCCAGGAATCAGCGGACCTGCTACACAAATCACGCAAAAGATCGTACAAGTCAATGCGCTGATTAATATGGCTGCGAAAGGACCAACGTCGCTAATTTTTGGTGCTATCAAAAGCAATTTCTTAGCTGATATTCCTGGAATTGGTGAGCTAGCAAGTCAGATCAGTTTACCAAGTGAAGTTGCTAATCTAGCATCACTCGCGGCTAATCCTATTGCGTTTGCTGCGAAAGCTGCTGGAATCCAAGCGCAGTTTCCTATGATCAACGTGAATGCAATCGCTGGTGATCTTATAAAGAGCGCCGCAGGCGGAAGCCCCCCTAACATTGCAGCGATGATTCCTAATATGGCTTTGAGCGCTGCTGGATTGATGAAAATGCTACCTGGTCCAGGCAAGACACCAGTTAAGGATGCGAAAGCTCCACAGAAAATAGCAAAGCCACCTAAACCAAAAGAAGCAGTAGAAATGAAAAATCTATTCGCTGAAGGTGCGGCTGGATCTGCGCTTTCTACATTGACTCAGCCGCTATCAGCGTTTATGGGATTGATGTCAAGCATTCCCAACATGTCGAATCAGGTAGCAGATAATGCTGCTAAAAATGCTATATCAAACAAACTGAACACGACTGCGAACACAGTTAACTGGGGCTCAGGTGGCTATGGTCGTAACACAGAACAAGAAGCTAAGGAAAAGAAACGTCTTCAACTGTGCGCTAAGATCGAAAAGAACACCGTTGAGCTGTTTGATATGGTCGATTATAGTAAGCTCACGCAGTACAGCTATCAGGATCTTATTAAGAAATATCCTCGCATCAAACCGACGATGACGGTTGCAGAAGCACTAACTATTATTGACGAAGATGATGCTAAAGCAGCTGCACTAGCTAACACAGCAACAAAAATGGTATAATCATGGGAAACGCTATTCACAGACAGGATGATTCGCGCGAGTGCGGCGCAACTACGATTGTGTCAGGGCAGACGACTGTGTATGCTGGCGGAAAGTTAGTTTCAGTTGATCAGGATTTGAATTCACATGGCGGAGGAGCATTGACTGCTGCTACCAACAAGGTGTTCATCAATGGAAAGATGGTAGTCAACGTTGGTGACAGTGCAGCAGCTGATAATCTATGCCCAACAGCAGGAGGACCTCATTGTGCTCCTAAAGCATCGTCTGGTTTGGGTACAATTCAAGTAGGTGATTAGTAACTGACCGCTGAACACAGTTCATATTATAATGGTGAAGTGCACAGTTGTCAAGAGGTTTTTTCAGAATAAATAATCCAAAGGAATAAAAGATTTATGCAGAAAAAGCCTATACCAGCGTCGCTCAAGAAACTCACGTATCGTGATTTCGATTTGCAGTTCCGTCGTCATCCGTCGACTGGTAAGCTGCTTATGAAAAAGGATGACGAAGCTGTTAAGCAGGCTATCAAAAATCTTATTCTAACTAATCATTATGAACGCCCGTTTCGCCCTGAGTTTGGTGGGAACGTGCGTGCTCGTTTGTTCGATCTATTCACAACGTTTACCCAAGCTGACTTTGAAAATCTAATTCTAAACGCTATAGAACGTTATGAGCCAAGAGCTATAGTTGATGGACAATCTGTTAGCGTCAGAGAAAACCCAGACGGCAACTCGATGACTATCAACATCAGATTCCGTAATGCGGTTACTCTAAATGATCTTCAGCTAGACGTAAATCTTAACAGGGTTCGCTAATGGCTTCATCTACAGACTTAATTGTAACTGGCCTAGACTTCGACGTTATTCGTGCGAATCTACGTAATTACATTGCATCAAAACCAGAGTTCACGGACTACGACTTTACCGACTCAGCTCTAGGTACTCTGCTAGATTTGCTAGCCTATAACACATATTACAATGCGTTCTATGTGAACATGGCTACGAACGAAGCGTTCCTTGATACGGCGCAGCTGTATGATAGCGTTGTGTCACACGCTAAGAAAGTAGGATATAATCCTACTAGCGCACGAAGCGCAACGGCTAATGTGAAGTTGATTTTCACATCAAGCATAGCCAATACGACATTCCGTTCTATTCGTGTTCCTAAAGATACTCGTTTCAACACGGTTGTCAATGGAGCAACATATACGTTCGTAGCGCCACAAACATATACGATCGCTGCTAACACATCTGGTGGATTCGCTTCACACATCGAAATCAAAGAAGGTATTCCGCTTTCGCACACATACGTGTTTAATAGAACCTCGAACACATCGTTCGTGTTGCCAAACGAAAATGTTGATACCACTAGCATTCGCGTTTCTGTAACAACAAGCGGAAACGTTCAGACATACACTTTCGCAGACGATATCTTTACAACCAATTCTTCTTCACAGATTTTCTTTGTCGAAGCTGATCGCGAAAAGAAATATAGAGTAGCGTTCGCTGATGGCGTAATGGGTAAACTACCAGAAACGTCATCGATCGTAACTATTTCTTATCGTGTGTGTACTGGCGTGCAGCCTAACGGCGCAAACACATATACGCTCATTGACTCGACAATAGACGGGCAAACAGGTATCACTATCGTTCCTGTTGGTCGTGCTTCTGGTGGTGCAAAAATCGAATCAATCGACTCTGTTCGATTCAACGCACCACGTATGTACGAAACGCAAAATCGTAGCGTAACCACAGAAGATTATAGAAGACTCCTGCTAAATCAGAATCCAGACATAGCAGCAGTTAATGTTTGGGGTGGCGAAGAAAACGATCCGCCGATCTACGGTAAGGTTTTCATTTCAGCCAAACCTAAGATTGGTACATTGTTTTCATCAGCGCGCAAAGAAGAAATCAAAAAGAACATTCGTAAATATAACGTTCAGTCAATCGACGTTGATATGGTTGATCCAACGTATCTTTACATCGTTCCATATCTTAATGTTCGTTATGATACGACGTCAACAAATAAAACTCCTGGCGAACTAGCCGCGGCTATTGCTTCACGAATCGTTACATTTGAATCTGAGTATATGTCAACGTTCGATAAGTCGTTTAGATATTCGCGTTTCCTTGATTATGTTGATTCTACGGACGAAGCAATTCAAACGACTGATGCTCAGATTAGACTAAGAAAAACGTTTACACCTAATCTAGCAAGCGAAAACACATATGTGATTAATTTCAACAATGAGCTGCAAAGACTAGGAACGAAAGAAACCATTAGTGGTGTAGCTCAGCATCCAGGATACGGTAGCGTTTCTTCTTCATCGTTCCAGTATGTTGGGCAGGAATCGTATTTCGATGACAACGGATTTGGTACGCTAAGAATCTACTATCGTTCTACTGCTGGTCGTCTTGGTCGCGTTTACACTAACTTTAACGCTGGTACCATCGACTACGTTACGGGTTCAATGACTATCGATAGGTTTTTACCAGAATCCTTTACGGGCGATGCTATAACGATTATAGCAGCTCCTACTAATAGAAACGTTACACCAATACGAAACCAGATACTTTTGATTTCACAATCAGAAGTAAACGTAATTGATGATGAGACTGGATTAACGTTAGCCTCAGCAACTAACGTCGAAACCGTTGGACAAACCGCTACGTTGTTAACACCATCACTAAAGTTGTATAACTTCTAATGGCTATCGTTGGCGCAGAAGAAATCTTTAAGAAAATATCTTCGCAAGTCGATTCCCAGTTTCCTGGGTTCGTTCGCGAAGAGGGGCCCAACTTTGTCGCTTTTCTAAGAGCATATTTCGAATATCTTGAGCAAAACAACAACGCAGTTAAAGAAGCTAGAACGCTACGCGATAATCAGGATCTAGATCGAACAGTTGATTCGTTCGTAGAATATTATCGTAAAGAATTCATGATTAATATACCAAAAGACACTTTGGCTGATAAGCGTCTTTTGACGAAACATATTCGTGACTTTTATCGTTCTCGCGGTTCTGAACAATCATATCGTTTTCTTTTCCGCGCACTGTTCGACAAAGAAATCGACATCTACTATCCTGGCGACGATATCCTTCGCGCATCTGATGGTCGTTGGGTTCGCGAAACAAAGCTGCGCGTCGGTGAACCATTTTCGATTAATCCTAAAGATTTAGGCGGTATCGTAGTTAGAGGCGCAACTTCGGGCGCTCGCGCGCTCGTGCAAGACGTTACGTCAACAATCGCTGCTGGTCTAACCATTTACGATATGGTCGTTGAAAACGTTTTTGGTAGTTTCATCGACGGAGAACGTGTAGTCGACGAAAGCGGAAATTTCGTTACAGTTAATGCTCAGGTAGGTTCTCTTGTTGATGTTGATATAGTTCAAGGCGGCGCTTATCATAACGTTGGTGATATAATAGAAATTGGTGGAGCCGGCTCCACCGAAGCCGCTCGAGGTGTTGTTACAGAAACTAGAAACACCCAAGGAGCTGGCATAGAAGCCACTTTGTTTAAAGGCGGAAGTGGATATACTATAAACAACGCTAGGCTTATTATAACGGGTGGTGATGGTGAAGGATTTGACGCTGAAATCGCTTCTTGGTCGCGCGAACCTATTGCAACAACGCTTGGTGTAGATTTCATTTCTCAAGTCAAAGATGTTCGTCTTAACACTGGTCGTTACTTTGTAGCAACTGGCGCTAATACTGGATTAGTTCGTCTGAAGCTCACAGGAACAGTAAAGACTACTTCTGGATCAAATACTGTTGTTGGTCAAGGAACAAGTTTCACGGAACAACTAACAGTCGGTGATATTGTTCGTGTTCATGGTAGCGCCAATACGTTAAGAGTGCACTCGATTACTAATGCACAAACTTTCGTTTCAGCCATAGCAGCTACCACAACAGTAACTGTTGGAACTAATGCATTCACTGGTCTTGCTGCTGCTAACTTGTATTCTACGATTGGTAATGCGCTAAAGTTCAGCGCCAACAGTTATTATTTGATTAATGCTATTTCTATTCTTAATCCTGGATACGGCTACACCACGTTCCCAACGATTACTATCGTAGATAGCGAAACGTCGCCGCTAAACATTTCAGACGGCTATGGTGGATTTCTAGGAAAAAATGCTCAGGTGAATGTTGGTTTTGCTCCTGGTGCGATCAGATCTCTTCGCATCCTTTCGCCTGGACAAAACTTTAATAGATTTGATACGGCCACGCTTTCAAACTTATCTAAGGGCGAAGGTCCGACCACAACAACAATCGCTGGTGCTAACGTTTCTGGTGGAGCTACAAACCGTTTCGTTCGCTCTAAGCGAACATTCCCAGGAAGCGCATTACCGAAGCCATCTGGTATCGTAACGTATCCTGGTCGATACATTGATACTAAAGGTTTCTTGAGCTGGGACAACAGACTACAAGATAACTTCTACTATCAAGAGTTTTCTTATGTTATCCGCGTTTCCGAACTGCTGGAAAAGTATCGCGATATCGTTAAGCGAGTATTGCATCCAGCTGGAACAAAACAGTTTAACGAATATCAGATTACGTCATCTGCCAACAGTATTGTTATTACTGCTCTAGCATATTCAAATTTCTTCAATGATGGTTTAACAGAATCGATAGCTGCAACTGATTCGGTGGTGGGAAGAACTATAATTTCTGCTGCTATTGGCCCTGAAACGATCGCGTTGACAGATTCAATGCCGTTTGCTGAAGTGTCTCAAAACATAGGTCACGCAGAAACGTTTACAGCCGTCGATTCACTAGACGCTACAACGCTGGCTGTTGCAGACGTAAGCGAATCCATTACACTATCGGATCTTGTTCAGGGCTTTAACGTATCAGACGCTGCAACTACCGAATCAGTAACAACTACGGATACATCCGATGCAACGTATGTTTCTGGTGAAGTGACTACTGGTGCAGAATCAGTAGCGGCTACAGATACGCCAAATGCTTCATATGTTTCAGTAACTCTGACGACAGGAACTGAGCCCGTTACTGCCGATGACTCGGTTGTAGGTAATAATATAACATCTGCTGTGTTTGACGCATCCCCACTCGATCTTCGCGATACGCCGCTAGATGTAGCGGTATTGATTGGCGCATCAGTTAGCGAAACTGTAACATCGACAGATTCTCTGAATGCTACAGCCGCAATGGTTGCTGATATTTCTGAGGCTAATGGTGAAATCACGCCATACGCATCAACAGAGATTACAGTATACCAGTCAACACAAATTAACACTATCGTCGATCCGACACTGAATCTTGATGATACGGTAAATAGATCATGATTTTTTGTTATAAATAATCGAAGTTAATCCCAAAGGAGAACTAATAATGTCTGTTGAAAAGATTAATCCAGGTGATTCTACGAATGTGACCGTTACTCGTGGCGCAGGTTCCGTAGAGTCGGTTGACATGCACGGCACGTTTAAGGCTGTTTGCTTTGATGCGAACGGTAACAAGAAGTGGGAAGACGATTTCCCAAACACAGTTACGACTGCTGGTAAGAACGCCCTTCTTAACGCATATCTAGGTTCTGCTGCTGTTGGTTCTGGTACAACAACCTGGTTTATGGGTCTAATTGGTTCAAACGGCTACTCTGCTATTGCTGCTGGTGATACGATGTCATCACATACTGGTTGGAAAGAGTCTGGCGAAAACAACTCACGCGCACCAGGCTATTCTCAGTCAACGCGCCGTCAGGTAACGTTCGCAGCTGCTGCTTCTGGTTCAAAGGCTACATCTAACGCAGTTATATTCTCAATCAACGTAGCAGGAACGGTTAAGGGTGCGTTTATCGCAAACAATTCAACCAAGGCTGGCACCACAGGTATCCTGTATTCTGCTGGACTGTTCACAGTTGGTGACAAGGTTGTTACATCTGGCGACACGCTGAACGTTACTTATACGGCGTCTGCATAATAAATGACTGCTTTAATTACTCGTCACTTTAAGATTCATAATGCGGTTCAGTTCTTTGAATCGTTTAGTGAAACCGAGCTGACTCGATATTACTTTTTTATCGGGAAACCTACAGCATATGCGAATGCTGTTCCTATCACGGGAACAGTAAAAACGACGAGTACATCTAACACTATAGTTGGGCGAGGAACATACTTCAACTCCGAACTTGCAGTTGGTGATCGTGTTGGTATAACCGGTCAATCAACTGTAGTTCGTGTTCATGCTATAGTGAGCGCGCAAACTATTGTTGTTACACCAAGACCTAGCGCAACCAATATCGTCGGTGCTAACGCTTATATTCGTAAGTTGTTTTCTGAAATTCAACCTCCAGAAGTCGACGAGTCTTATCAGAACATATATTACGATATATGGCGTAGTATGATGTCGCTGAAAAAGTTTCAGCCATCTGATGTATCACATGTTGCTCTAAGATATAACTGGACTACAAACGCGTTGTATTCTGAATACGATGATTTGGATATCAACTTATACAATAAACAATTTTATGTGTTTACTGATGATAGGCGCGTTTATAAGTGCATCGACAATAATCGTGGGGCTAATTCAACAGTAAAACCAACGACAACAGATTCGAGCAATATCGAATCTACGTCTGATGGTTATCGCTGGAAATATCTGTATACAGTTAGTTCAGGTGAAAATCTTAAGTTCGTAAACAGCACATACATTCCTGTTAAAACTCTAACTGCTAATGACGGTTCTGCGCAATGGTCTGTGCAGCAAAATGCAAGCAACGGAGCCATCAATCACATTAAGATTTTGGCCAACGGAACAAATTATCTTAGCACGACTAATACATTTCTTGCTGTAACGAACTCGACCTGGTTCCGCGTTAAGAGTGATGCCAGCACTATCGAAAACTCGTATGTGGGTTCAGGAATTTTTATCAGCGCAGGTCTTGGGTCTGGTCAGCTTAGAAAAATTGTAAAATACTGGAGCGCCAACAATACGTTAGTAGTCAACACAGCCTTTACGACCACACCAAACACAACTAGCCGTTACATCATTTCCCCTTTGGTAACGATTAGAGGTGATAGCGGTACAACAACTGTTTCGAGAGCTACTGCATATGTATCTAACACTTTTGGTGGGCAGGTACGTAAAGTAACGATTATTAGCCCTGGTCGTTCGTATTCGTCGGCTAACGTTACTATCAGCGCCAATTCAAACCATGGGCGTAGTGCTGCGGCTCGTGCTATAATTTCACCAGTAGGTGGTCATGGGTCTGATCCAGTAGATGAACTGTTTGGCGAAGCCGTAATGATGAACGTTAAGGCTATAGGCGCAGAATCAAATACGTTCACTACTAATAACGACTTTAGAATAATTGGAGTGCTTAAAGATCCTATTCTTGCAAACGGAAGTTTTGCAAACTCGTCAGTGATCGATCAAACGACACGCATTTCTATTGATGAACTAAACGGTGATTTTAGAGCTGACGAAATAGTTACAGGGCAGTCTACGGGCGCTAAGGCTCGTGTCGTTTATTTCGCTAATAACAACTCAGCAAGATCAAATGGCGTATTAAAAGTCGTAAGCGTTTCCACAACAGGAACCGGTGAAAGTTTCCGAGTTGGCGAAATCATTACAGGATCAGTATCTTCTGTAAGTGCCAACGTTCAGCTCGTTACGAAACCTGCTCTAAGACCATTCAGTGGAATCATAATATATACTGAAAACAGAACGCCAATCACCAGAAGAATCGATCAGACGGAAGACTTCAAGCTCGTCGTAAAATATTAATTGGAAGGTATCATGGCTTCAGAAGCTAATAACGTAACACTCTCTACGAACTTTAACGTAGCACCTTATTACGACGATTTCAGCGAGAGTAAGAACTTTCATAGAATCTTATTCCGTCCAGGTCTGGCTGTTCAAGCTCGCGAACTCACGCAGATGCAAACGATCCTTCAGAATCAGATTGATCGTTTCGCAAGCCATATATTTAAAGAAGGTTCAACTGTTAGTGGATTAGAAACTAATTATGACACACGATATTATTATGTAAAGCTGCGTAACGCAACTTCTACTGGTGGTGACGTTACAGTTTCCAATTTCGTTAACAGAACTATCAAGGGCGCAACTTCTGGCGTTCTTGCTACCGTTCTAAACGTAAACGACGGATCAGAAGCTAATACACCAAACTTTAAGACGTTGTTCGTTAAGTATCTAGCGGCTAACAACACTACAGGTTTTCGTTTCTTTGCTAACAACGAAATCATCAACACGGTTGGTTCGCCTGTAATTAGCTGTAATACGATCACATCAACACAGGGTGGAGCCACTGGCATTGGTGCGGCTGTTAAGTTTAACACAGGCATTGTTTATGCTAAAGACCACTTCATTCGTGTTCCAGAACAAACAGTTATCGTAAGCAAGTATGATGCAACAACTGCATCTGCTCGCGTTGGATTTGATATCACTGAAACTATCGTAACCGAAACAAACGACGAGTCGCTACTCGATCCAGCGCAAGGCGCATATAACTACGCAGCTCCAGGTGCTGCTCGCCTAAAGCTGACAGCAGATCTCCGTTCTGTTTCACTGACTTCTACAGTTTCCAACACGTTCGTTGAGCTGTTCCAGGTCAAGGATGGTATTGTTCAGTCAATTTCTACACGCCCACAATATGCGCAGATCCGCGACTATATGGCTCAGCGTACTTACGACGAGTCTGGCGACTACGTTGTTAATGGGTTTGAACTTAACGTAAAAGAACATCTTAAGAACGGAAACAACCTAGGCGTATTTACTTCTGGACAAGGTGGTAACAGTCAGCTGCTGTGCGTGTTCGCTGAACCAGGTAAAGCATACGTTAAGGGTTATGACGTTGAGCGTATCGTTTCAGTTCGCAGAAACATCGACAAGGCTACCGATTTTCAGTCGCTAGAATCAGCTAAGGCTTTGGTTGATTATGGTAACTATGTTATCGTAGACAACGTTGTTGGTAACTGGGATGTGAATCGTCAGGGTATAGTTTCGTTACGTTCGCAGCAAGCAAACGCAGTCAGCACGTTAAATTATTCTTCTACCGTATTCCCAACAGGTCAGCTTGGCACTGCTCGCGTTCGTGGTATCGAACACTACACAGGAACTCCTGGTCTACCAAGCGCGCAGTATAAGCTGTATCTAACAGACGTTAAGATGGGTTCCGGCTTTTCGTTTGCAAACGTACAGTCTATCTGCTACAACGGTGGCGTAGGAACTGTTTACGGAAAGGCTGATATCCTAGGATCAAACGGCAAGAACGCTAACGTAGCCGATCCAGTTTTCGATCGTGCTATTTTCCGTCTACCTGCTCGCGCAATTAAGCGCCTAAGAAATACCTCAGGGTCTGTCAATAACGATTACTCATTTTATAAGTCGTTCGATATCACGTTCGATATCTCTGGTCAGGCTTCTATCACAACTGGTGATACATCAGAAACGTTTGATGGATCGGGTGTTCTTAGCGACGCAGCTACAAGAACAGACTTTTATGTTGTTGTTCGCGCGAACGCGAATAGCACGACGTTTTCAGAAACGCTGACGACAACAAGCGGATCTAATACTATAACAGCCAGTGCGTCTGTTGATGGTAAGGTAAACCCAGGCGACATTATCAACATTCATACGGGTGGTGGTAATCGTGTAGTCAGCGCGGTCAGTGGTGCTACGATTAACATCCTAGGAACTGCTTCTGCTTCTGGAGCAGGTAAGGCTTTCCATAAGAGATTCATTCAGGGTCAGGTGCTTGACTTGGCTGGTAATGGTCGTGACGGCGCACGTTCAATCACTATCTCAGGAACGCCATCAACAACAGCTGCGCTCGATATCAACGAATCACTAGGCGCAACGATGACTGCTACAGTTATCGCCAAACTTAATAAGATCGATGGACAGGAACAGCTAAAGACCGTACAACGCAATCGTCTGGTTCAGATTAGAGTTGGTGCTGGTGGCGGAACGTCATATACAGCTAACACAACTGGTCCGTGGTCATTAGGTTCTTCTGACGGGTTTAATCTCGTATCTGTTCGTAAGAAGAGTGGATCAAACTTTACAACCCTCACTGAAGGCACAGACGTAACGGCAGACTTCACACTAGACACGGGTATGCTTGATAGCTACTATAGCCATGCTCGTCTAACTAAAAAGTCTTCTAGCTCGCTTTCAATCGCAAACGGCGACAGACTCCTGGTTAAGTTTGATCACTTCACGCATGGATCTGATCCAAGAGGATTCTTTTCACTCGATTCTTATCCAGTCGATGACGTTAATGCTGGAACTGATACCACAAAAATCTACACATATGAAATTCCAACATTCACGTCACCAACATCAGGTATCTACTACGATCTTCGCGACTGCGTAGATTTCCGCCCGCGCATGACAGACACAGCTAACTCTGTCACTTCGCTGACTAACATTTCTATCAATCCTCTGACGTCTAACACGTTCGTTCTTCCGTCTGGTGGATTGCACTTCTCACCAACAGGTGAAGATTTCACTACGGATCTTGAATACTATCTGCGCCGTATCGACATCATCGGTCTGACTACAGATGGAAGCCTTTCCGTAACAAGAGGCGTTCCTGCAATCAAGCCAGCTACACCTCCAGCTCCTAATGATGTGATGGCTATGGCTTCTATTGAGCTAGCACCATATCCATCGCTTCCTCCAGTTATCGCTCGTCGTACCAATCGTCCAGATCTTGCTAACAAATTCCGCAAGTTCAATAATCGTCGTTACACGATGCGCGACATTGGTAAGATTGCAGAACGCATCGATCGTCTTGAATACTACACATCACTGACGCTGCTCGAAAAGTCTGCTCAGGATATGTTGGTTGAAGATAGCGCGGGTAACAATCGTTTCAAGAACGGAATTCTTGTTGACTCGTTTACGACTCACGCTGTTGGTAACGTGTTTGATCTCGACTATAAGATCGCTATTGATCCAGAACGCGGCGAAATCAGACCACGCTTTACTAACGACGAAACGCCAGTCGTGATGACTGCGAATTCAACACACGTTGTTCGTACTAACGTAACGCCTGCTGGTGTATCGCGCGATCAGACAATCACGCTCACAACAGCTCCAACTTCAGCTACATTTTTGGCTGGAGCTACAGTAACTGCTGGCGGAACAACAGCTACGATCAGACATAAGGTTGGCTCTAAACTTTACGTCGAAAATGCTACAGGCAATTTTGCAGCTGCTGCTACAATCACAAGCAGCGACGGCGGATCGCGTACTATTTCTAGTGTTGCATCAACCACACCAGGAAAGCTCGTAACGCTGCCTTATGTTCATAAAGTCATTGTTCAGCAGCCATACGCCACAACAACAAGAAACTGCGTAGGAACGTTCTTTGGGTATAAAGGATTCCTATCTCTAATCCCAGATAGCGACTACTGGTGTGATACAGTTCAGGGTCCAGACACAAATATCTCAATCGATCTTAATACAGACGCATGGGAATATCTTGCTTCAACATGGCCTGCAACATGGAACGCACCAGTCACAAACTTCAATGGTCAAGCGGTTCTAGTTGGAACCAAAACTCAAGACGTTGGAGGTACATACACAGTTCGACAGGCTGACGGCTCGCAAATTGTTTACCAAAACTTTGCTACAACAAGCACGTATGCTACACCAACTGTTACGACGCAAACAGGCAATCAGACTGGCGTTGGTTTTGTTACTAAAACACAATCTTATGGGAACCTTGTAAAAGATACTTCGATCATTCCTTACATGCGTTCTCGTCAAATTTTGTTTAAGATGCAGGGTATGTTGCCATCTACACGAGTATATGGTTTCTTTGACTCTGTAGATGTTAATGCATATATAACTCCAATCACTGAAGCTGAGTTTAACTCCGGTCTAAAATCAGCTACAGGCGCGCCAGTTAAACCTGCTGCTGCGGAAGGGAGTGCGTTAGTTACAGGAACAAATGGTACCGCTTTTGGCGTGTTCCGTGTGCCTAATGACAGTTCGTTGAAATTTAAGACTGGATCAAAGCGTCTGAGATTTGTGGATAATCCCACGAACTCTTCTACATTTGGTCAGTACACAACTTCGTGTGAAGCAACCTATTCTGCAGAAGGATTGTTGCAAACTGTTTCTTCGCTAACAATCACGACGAAGTCTGTTGAAATAACGCAAACTTCTCTGAGCAAAACTACACACGGAACTTCTTACTCAGAAACTGGAGTTAGCGGAACTAAAGTTGTAGGTGTTATTCCTCCGCCACCAGACGATGAAGATGGCGAGCCGCCTCCAGGTGGCGGTGGTGACGATAACGATCCTATCGCTCAGACGATGTTTATTTCTAGCATTCTATCTGCTAAGACTCGTTCAAGCGGAATGTATCTGACTAAGGTCGATCTATTCTTCTCTACGAAGGATGCAAATCTGCCTATCATTATCCAGATTCAGGAAGTTGAACCACTGACTGGGCACATCACACCTCGAGTTGTTCCATTCGGAAGAGTGGTTATTCCTCCGTCTGATGTAAATATCAGCGCAGATGGCTCGGCTCCTACACCTGTATATTTCCCATCGCCAGTGTATCTGAGCAACGAAACTGAATATGCAGTGGTTCTAATTCCAGCTGCAGGTAACCCAAGCTATAATGCGTTTACAGCTGTTCTTGGTGAAAAGGACATTATCGATAAGTCTGTGGTTGCTGAACAGCCAGCATCTGGATTCATGTTCACTTCAGCTAACCAGCGCACATGGGTGCCAGTTGAAAACGAAGATCTTAAGTTTACTGCTTACTACGCAGAATTCAATAAGTCTTCGATTGGTAATCTGATCGTCAAGAACCCATTCCGCGATCATTTGACTATCGCAAACACAACTGGTGCTTTGGATCGTGCTGGTGAAACTGTTCACGGTCAAACTAGAATTGTTGGTACGTACTCTATCGCGGCTGGTAATACAACAGCAATCAATACCCACATAGCTAACAACTCAGCCTATGCTCAGGGTATTACTTCTGGAGCTACCGGTCGTCTGGTTAAGCTAGGCACTGGTGCGCTTGTGATTCGTAGCGTTTCTACTACGGCTCAGTTCCGTGGTGGTGAAAGGATTCGAATCCGCGTAGCTAACAACGTGTCTAGAAACGCAACCACTGGTGAAATCAAGGGAACAGTAACTGCAACATCTGCAACGTATCCTGTTGGTCGCGTGACGTATTATGACAATATCAACTATGCTAACACAAGATTGATTATAGCCAATACGTCATTTATTAACAGCGGTCCTGCGTTCGTTAATAACAGAATCTTTACGACCAACACGTTCATTAGAGGGCAGATTAGCGGATATGATGCTCGTATCGTAACGATTGTTAACCTTACGATCGACAACATAAATCTGATCACCAACATGATTGTTCCTTCTAACAATGACGTTCGTGCGTTCGCGAAGATGGCTACGTCTACTTCTGCGCGCGATACGTCGTTCTTTAGAGTAAACATCAATGGTGATACAGAGCTCAACGCGCCTCGCTATATTCTAAGCCGTAGCATTGAATCTAATACGTCAGCTTCATCTTCAACGATGGCTGCTAATAGATCGCTTGAAATCAGATATGAACTTGATGGGCGTAATAGCGTTGCGTCTCCAGCTATCGATCTTGATCGTATTACGCTGTATCATACTCACAATCAGATCAGCACTGAAGCTGAAATTGGAACTTCTGAAGAATATGTTAAGAACGGTGGTAATTCAGAAGCTCGTTACATCACTCGTATCGTAACTCTTGCTGACGGTCAAGACGCTGAAGATCTTCGTGTATACCTAACAGCGTATAAGCCATCTGGATCAAATATCTTTGTTTACTACAAAGTTCTTGCGGCTGAAGACAACGACAACATGGAAGACGTTCGTTGGATTCCAATGCAGCTTAACGAAGATCAAGGGTTTACCGCTGCTACTCGTTACTCATCGAGCGAAAACAAAGACGATTTCATTGAGTTAACTTATGACGTTCCGAACTATACCAATGCGGCTCGTTCGGGTGCTAACAACTCAACGGGAATCATTGAGTATCGTAACTCTGCTCGCGCTAGATACGTTGGCTTTAAGTATTTCGTAGTCAAAATTGTTCTGGTAAATAGCACGAGCACCAATCCACCACGAGTGAAGGATATGAGAGCTATAGCTCTACAGATGTAACATGAAATATGCTAAGGTAAAAGAAAACCCTGAACTTATTCGCGATATGAGCAGCAAAGCAGTTTTGAATACGAATCAAACTGCTCTGCAGTCCTACAAAAAGAAACGCGAAAAACAGCAGGAAATCCAATCTGCTGTTGATGATATAAATAACTTAAGGCAGGATGTCAACGAACTTAAGACGCTCATGCAGCGCATTTTAGAAAAGATAGGATAAGAAATGCCAGCACTAGCTAATGTTGCGCTAACTAATACGTTTGATACGTGGCGCGTTAGAACAAATCAACTTGTTACGCGAATTAATGCTTTTGCGGGAAATGAATCTGCGCTATATGCTAATACGCTAACCGCTAACGTATCGTTCGTTTCTAGAGGAAACGCGGCTTTTGCTGGAAGCACTTCCAATACTCTAGTTCGTATCACACAGACTGGAACTGGTAATGCGCTCTTGGTTGAGGATAGCGCGAATCCTGATTCGAATCCGTTTGCGATCGATACAAACGGTCGTGTTCTTATTGGGACTGCAACAGTTATCACCACAGCGGCTCTCGGCACTGCATATTTGCAGGTAACGGGTGATGGCAACGAACGCCCGCAGATTTCTGTTTCGCGATTCTCTGCAGACACCGACAGACCCAGATTTACCTTCATTAAATCCCGCAGCGCTACGGTTGGAACGAATGCCATCGTTCAGAGTGGCGACAGTCTTGGAGAGTTTAATTTTCTTGGTGCGGATGGAAGTGGATCCACTGCGTATCCCATCGCGGCTCAAATCGCTTCTTTCGTAGACGGCACTCCTGGCACTAACGATATGCCTGGTCGTCTCACGTTCAGCACGACGGCGGATGGTGCTTCGACGCCTACCGAGCGTATGCGCATCGATAACGCGGGTGATGTTGGTATCGGAACCACAAACCCAACCGCACGTCTGAACGTTGTTGACGCTACTTCTCAAGACGCCGTTCGCATCACACAGACTGGAACTGGTAATGCGCTGGTTGTTGAAGATGAGGCTAATCCAGATTCGACGCCGTTTGTGGTCACTGCGGCTGGGAATGTTATTTTAGGAACAACAACCCCAGCAAGCTCAGCGTATCCATTCTACGTAGAATCGGCTTCTGGTTTATTAGTCAGTGTCGGAACTAATACCGCAGCATCATCGCCAACAATCGGTGTAAGTCGTCGCAGAACAGGATTAGCTTCTGTGATTAGTGGTGACAGTCTTGGTGAGTTTAGTGGTTTTGGGTGGGACGGCGCATCCTTTATCGAGGCATCCAGAATTGAAACCGTCGTAGACGGCACTCCTGGCACCAACGATATGCCCGGCCGCCTTGTGTTCAGTACAACGGCCGACGGTGCTTCGACGCCTACCGAGCGTATGCGTATTGATAATGCAGGGCAGATAACTGTCGGTGCTGGAACAGTAAGCGCACCTGTCATCGCTCCTACTGGCGATACGAACACCGGCGTGTTTTTCCCTGCGGCTGACACGATTGCCTTTGCTGAAGGCGGCGTGGAAGTGATGCGAGTAGACTCGACGGGGCGCGTCGGCATCGGTACAACTACACCAGCAGCAACTCTTGACGTTGCTGGTACAGTTTC